TAGGAGGATCTATAGCTCAACAACAAGCTGGTAGAGCTGGCAACATAATGGCTGGTGGGGTTGGTGTATTAACTGGCGTTGGAGCTGCTGGGATGAGTAGCCTTTCTGATGGTTCTCCTTTGGCGGAGGCTGCTGGCGCTATAGGTTTGCCTATCGCTGCTTTAATTGGAGCAAGAAGTGGTGCAGGTCTTTATAGTCTAGCTAAGACAAGCAAGGATTTAGTAGGAAAGAAAGCTGTTACGGAAAGCGCTATAGACCAAATGGCTACTCATTCAACAGACTTTAAAAAATCAGTACTAACTACGAAGAAGAATATTGCAGAGGGTAAGACTGGCGACCTTGGAGTTCTATCTGAAGATCCAGGCTTGATGTCTTTTGTTAAATTAATGCGAAGCAAGGGAAGCCCATCTAAAACTCAGGCAAAGTTTTCCACACAAGCTGTTGAGCTTGATGAAAAGAGTTCAAGACAATTATTAACCGATCTTCAAGGCGTAACAGACGAAACAGCAGATGCTTTCTTTAGCGACTTTATTAAAGGACGCGAGCAAGGATTAGCAAAAGCTATCCAAGGTCAAGCCGATAACGCTAGACTAGAAGCTAAGTCTGCAATGGAAAGAGCTGGTACAGCCCTAGCGTTGTCAGTAGATGAGTCTGCTCAGATTGCTTCTAAGCAGGCAGATGAGGCTGCTGAAGCTGCTACAACTGGGCTTAACAAGTTATGGGACGCTGTTCCAGATCCGTTTGTAAATAGAGCAAATGTTGAGAAGGCTGCTAAGTCATTTTTAAATAGAGCCGCTTTAGATACAGATCAGGAAGTTATTGCTGCCGGAAAGACTTTAGATCCCTATTTTAAAACCTTGCTTAATACTGCTCAAAAGGGAAGAGTTCCTGCAAGAGAAATCATTAAGTTTAGATCTAACATGCTTCAAGTTACTAGGAATTTAAAAGCTAAGAACGAATCAAATTCTGCCTTACAGAAACTAGCTGATGACGCTCAAGAACAAATTCTAGGAGTTTTGGAGAATTCTAAAGCATCTGTTGCTTACAGAAGAGCTGCCGATGAGACAAAAAAGGTTCACGATATATTTAAGCGTGGCGACATTGATTTCACCGACACTCAAACTATAGGTAAGAGAATGCTCGGAGTTGGAGAGGGTGGCGCAGAAAGAGTTGATCAGATAGCTAAAGCCGCTGGTTATAATGAGGGCTTGATTGGAGCTGCTGACGATTATGTTAGAGCTGCCTTTGCAAACACAGCAATAAAAGATGGCGTTGTCGTTCCAAGAAGTGCTGAGGCTTTCTTAAAGAAGCATCAATCTTATCTTGCTCAACCGCAGAACAAGCAGTTAAGAGCTGAGTTAGAAGACGCTGCATTCACGCAAAAGGCAACTGACGCTTTAATTGCAAAGCAATCTCAATTTGCTAGCGAGAGAGCTGCGGCTGCTTTCAATACTTTTAGCTTACTTGATGATCCGGTAAGGGCTGTTCAGTCTGTTCTTAGAAATAAGCAGCCAAGAAAAGCTATGAACTTACTTGTTCGTCAAGCCGCAAAAGATCCAACTGGCGATGCTTTAGAAGGCTTGCGAAGAACTTTTGTGAAGACTCTAATACAAAAGGCTAGCGGTCAAAAGGTCGGAGTAAGTGAGATTCTTGAAGGACCGGTAGGTAAACTGAAAGGCGCTACCGCTTACGATGATATGAAGCCTGTTCTTAATGACTTGTTTGGTGATAGCCCAGAGCAGTTAAAAGTTATTGATGATGTGTTTTCTCAGATAAAAAACATTCAGAGAGCTTCATCTGCCCCAGCAGCAGCGGATAGCGTTGTTGAGCGGGTGGCTTTTGATTCAATGCTTCAGTATATCGGCATAAGAGCTGCACCGATTGTAAGTAAAGGATCTGGTGCTGGGGCGTTAAGTATTGCTGGTAAAGCTTCTAGCATAATGAAGAAGCTGTTTTCTGAACGACCTAAGCAGCAAGCATACCAGATCATTGAAGAGCTTATGGTCAATCCAGAAAAGTATGCTAAGGCTGCTGCTGCGGTTGCTAATGCTAGAGATGAAGTTGAAATGGTTAGAGCTGCTACAGGGTTTTTAGATTCGTTTACTAACCCAGCGTTGTACTCTGAAGAGGAGGAACCTGTACTGCGGTTTACTCCTTAGTCTTACGGCCTCTGGGAAGAATCTTATTTTCATTCTTCTTGGAGGCTTTCTTCTTTTCTAAAGAACCCTCCTTCGTGTTACTCCAGTCTATCCCATCAAACTTCTTACTGAACTCTTCTCTGCCTATCTCAATAGGTCTTGGCTTCGATCCTTTACCCATAATTACCTCTAGTAGTTTACTTTAATCGCTGGATTGGTACTAACAGTACGAGTGTAGTAGTTTAAATACTCTTCGTCGTCGTCTTTATGTTTCTTCTCTAGCAACTCAATCATCTTATTAGAGTACCAGATAGCCTTCTGCGTATCCTCTATGCAGTTTCCTTTGTTCATAAGCCTACCGCCAGTATATTTAAGTACATTGCCGTGACAGTAGTCTATAGCGCCTTGTGTGCCAAGAACATCAACAATGTAGTCGATAGTCTCTATGTCGCCTTTGGTGTAGTGTGCTGGATGGTTTACGTTATCAGTCATAATCTCTCTCTCATTAGTTAGTAGCTGGCTTTGGGGATAAGGTAGGCCAGCGCTACCCAAGGAGGTTCAACTCCCCAATGTCGTAAGTAAACCTATAAATCCGTTAGAAGAGAATCAAGTTCGTCCTCAAGCTCCTCAATGTCAATGCCGCACTCACATAAGAATTTACCTATAGTGATAGCTGTTTCACTTTCAGTTATAGTGAACGTGTAAGGTTGTTCGTACCCATCAATACTTAAAATTAAAGTCTTATCTTCCGGCAAATACTCTGCCATTAAACATTTCTGTGATACTGGATCATCTGCGGTGACGCTAATAACTGAAATCATTGCCCTATTCTCTCTAATTGTCTAAGTATTCTTTCGTTAAAATCTTCGATCATGTCTCTATAGTCAGCAGCGTAAAGCTTCTTCGGCTTCTTTGCGTCTGCAAGCATTTGCTCAACGAACTCTTTGCCAAAAAGTTCTTGCATGTAAATTGTATAATTCTGAGCAGCAACACCATGAGCCATACCGAACTGATTACAATAAGCGCACTGGGGATGAATGTTATCAATCTCTAAAGCCCAATAGCTGCTAGAGCCTTTAGGTATAAAGTGACCGCCTTGCATCCCTTCGTTCCACTTCTTTGTAACTCCACAGGTTACGCAAGTACAGTACCCATTGTCATCAGACTCCATCAGCCTAACTAGCTTTTGAATAAGCTTGAGTGATTCCTTACGTAACTCTTGTGAAGTTTTTGCTTTCTTTTTAGCGGCCATGACTAGAAAGGCATATCATCATCAAAGTCATCTGCTGGTGTTGCAGCAGCTTTAACAGGCTTAGCTTGCTCATCCTTAGCCTGGACGCTTAAACTTAACGCAGGAGCCTTGGGATTGTCTTTATTGCCAATCCATGCGCTTAGCCAGTAGTCTACGCCATCAACAGTAATGCTGCCTTTGTATTGAGGGTGCTTATCTGATTTGCGATCTTCATTTTTCCAGATAGCGCCTCGGTTGTTGTTATCATAATCAGTCATAGTTCTCTCCTAGTGTACAGTTTTAGTTGGGAAATCATCTTCATTTAATATTGGTGCGTTAATTGCACCCGTCATATAAGTTAACATTGTAGCGATATGACACGCTTCGTTTTTTACCGGCTCTTCTAAATCTAAATCTACAGAAAGACTAGCAGGCCCGTACATTATAGGCTTACCATCTTCATAAAACACTTCTTTAATAGAGATTTCGTTGCCTATTTTCACAATTCTATAATTCCACATATTACCACCCAACTCCAAACCAGATGCCAATACCGTGAACAACTCCTACTGGGAATATAAATCCTCCAGCAATGAGAAGTAAGTATTTTGCATAGACTAAACAGTGGATTATATGAGTAACCCATGCTGCAAGTAGTGCTATAACTGTAAGTATTAATATATAACCGCCAGTTTCTTCATTCATAATTATGCTCCTTTAATTAATTTACGTTCTTCTGTTGTTAAAAATGCTGTTTCACACTTACTTGGTGCTACCCACATAGCGCGCTGATCTTCTTCTGGTATCTCACCAAACGCTTCTTTAGCTAAAGCTACATTATCGTCTGTAGGCTCAATTAACATTCTGCGGATATACTGTAGAGAATCTATGTGACGCTTAACTGCTTTGTCGCACAACTCTTCTCTTGACTCCTCAACGGGCTTTCCCCGCATCATCGCAGCCTCTGCATCATCATCTGCTGTAGGAATGCCAGCCATTGCTTGTAAAGCATAACGTCTAGCGTAGGTAATCGCTGAACCGCCACCTTGCGGATCTTTCTTAGCTAAGGGCAAGTAGAACTCTGACTCTAGCCATTCGCCTGAAGAGTGCATCAACACAGTTACAACACCTACCCCACCACCACCTTCAGATGTAACAGGGAACTGCGAGTAAGATAGACCATTATTAGCAAACGGTTCTTTGATTGCTTTTATGACCGCTGTAAGATCGGCGTAGTTAGATTTAAAGAACGGGTTCTTTGCATCCTTAACAGCACCACCCATTTCGTTCTGAGCCTTACATAAGGCTTTTGCTAAATTACTTATACTTTCTGACTTATTCATTTTCCTCTCCTTTTTCATTAAAATAATTTACATTACAATCCTCACAAACCAAGTCGTAATTAGCCAGCTCTTCTGGCGGATTATAATCATCGTCTTTCATACCGTCACAATAACCACAAATATATATAGCCATTATCCCTCCTCAGAGATCGTTATAGTGTTCCTTTGCTCTTTCCTGGTGAGCTTCTATAGCCCTGCGCTTCTCAATATTTACAGCAACATAACCTGCTTTGGCTTCTTTCTTTGCAATAACCTTTCTTTGCGCTTCCTGCTTACACGCTACGCACTTAGATGTACTGCCTTTGCTTACCCAGACTCTAGTGTAAGATCCACACTTGTGGCAACTTGCATCAGATATAAAGCGATTAGTTCCAGACCTTAGCTTCCTAGAATGCTTTTCGTATCTAACACCTCGGTGCTCATGGTTTACCGGATTGAAATCTGCTTCTATAGGAGTCATTAGAATGGTAACTCCTTATCAGCGTTACGCTCTGCTATAGCTTTCTGCTCTGTTCGCCACAACTCTAAGGCCAAACCTTCTACATGTTTTGCAAACGCATAACCATTAACAAAGTCGTTAGACTTCATGTAGTTATTCATAGTGGCCATTAGGTCATACTCAAGCCAACCTTCTTGCGCTAAGGCAGACATAGCGTC